CTTCTGGTAATTCATAGCCTGTAGGAGTAATTTCCAACTTTTCATCGCCTAAAAACTCTATAGATAAATTTAACCTTACAGGGTAGTCCTTATAGTTTTTCAGTTTAGGGAGATTATTCTTAACAAGCTTTCCTAAATCCTCGTTATTTATACTTGCACCATAATCATTTACCTCTAACAAACAATTTTCTGATTTTATATTTAATTTTTTCATTTTCATTCCTCCATTGACTTATTTCCAACCTTGTATTAAGATTGAACTATCGAATTTTTATTTTCTGAACTCTTTGGCGAGAGTTCTTTTTTCTGTCTCAAATACTATGTCTCTACCATCTTCCACTATAAAATTTAGTCCTATCGCATTGTGGATTTTAATAGCGCCCTCTAATGTTACATCTTTTGCTCCATTTTTAAATTTCATATTCTCACTTCCTTTCCTTTAGCTCGTTCGATTCTGCTTCTTGCAGTCCAATAACTAAGTCTGTAAATTTCTGCAATCTGCCTTACTGTATAGCCTTTCTTTCTAAGTTCTAACATTTCTTTAGTTTCCTGCTGTACTTCATTGTGCGTGCGACGCACGTGAGGTTCACCACTTACACCCATTTTTGCGAGTGCTTTTTCACAGGAAATACACTTTTCCACAGCTAAGATAAGAGCATACCAATTTTCCTTCAACTCACTTTCCTCCTTCCAATCTCTCTCCTAACAGCATTTATCCTCGCCCTAACTTTCTGCCCTTCATTTTCTTCCTTAATTAAACTTGCAAGTACCATATACAATCTAAATAACTTCTCCTGCTTCAATCCTGTCTTAAATTCCTTACTTTGTATTGGCTGCCTGTACCAAAAATCAATCATTTAATCACTCCCCAATTATTCCAATTCTTCTAATCTTTCTTCTGCCTCACCTTCAACACATTCAGTTAGTGCATCTTGTAGCCATTCAACTTCATGCTCATTTTTGCATTCAGCATACAAGTCTGCTAAAAATATTTGTAAATCTAAAGACTGTAATCGTAATTTTCCATCTTTTCTATCTAACATTTATACCCCTCCAATTCCAAACAATCTTCCAGTTCAGCTCCATGCAGATATGCCAGGCAATTTTTTAGGTCCTTGAAATCTTCTGTAAAAGCTTCCCCTGCTGTATTGTCTATGCCTGTAAATCCACCTTCCTCTAGTACAATAAAGCTGCCATATGGCTTCCTGGTTTCAATCACCTGGTCTGCCTTTTCCGGGGTAATAATTTTAATCACTTTGTTTACCCTCCTTTAATGGTCTTATATTGTAGTACTGTGTGTCTGCACTGCTATCTGTATTTAATATATAAGGTTCTCTAGCCATTACACTGCCTATCTCGACATTGCCGCTATAAAGCTCTATAAAAATCACATCCTCTTTGTCTGTATCATCATATTTTGTAATTTCCAGCTTTGAAATCTGGTCTTCGCTAAATTGGAATCCATTTATTGTAACAAAGCTACAATGTGGTATATTAAATACTTGTGGTTTCTCTAATACCATTTTTTCTGTTTCAAAAATATATTTACTCAATTTTTTCCCTCCTTAAAATAAAAATTTTAATATCGCTATCAGCGAAACTACTGCCACCCAAAATTCTCCTAGGTTCTGGTCTTTCTTTTCTTTTGTAGACATGTTGTAGACTCTCTTATAGTTCATTTGATGACCTCCAATACATTTAATTCCAATCTGCTGTCATTTTTTATATACCTTATTGCTTCTCCTTTAGTATCAAATTTAAGATACTTAAAAAATAAAGAATCTATCATGCGGCCTAACGGAAGCCTCTCACCATTCATCATTACCTCTACAATCCATTTTCCTAATGTGTTATCAAATTTAGGTGTAGCTGGTAAAATACACTTTTCCCTATCTATTTCTCTCACCTCCTACTTTCTAAATGCTCGCCTGTATTCATCCAATGCCATAGATTTTAATTTTCTGGCATACACTTCTGCATCTGCATACGATAAATTAAAAGAATTTGCTATAGTCCTGGTAAGTTCGTGCATTACATTATACTGTTCTTGCATCTTTAACACCTGCCTTTTAAATTACTATGTAGGTGTGTTGTTAAGCTTCTTTCTGCATAAGATATCTTTTTTCAGATATAACCATATCCAGCTTGTTAAAAGTTTCCTCCATTTTCTCGGCCTTTGTCCTCCAGAATTCCAATTCCTTTTCTAATCTCCGCCATTCCAGTGGGGAATGTTTTTCTAATTTAACCCCCTCAAGCTCAGCAATATATTTAGGGTTAAATCGTACTCGCCCTGGTACTCTTTTACACGGTATTATAATTCCATCCTTAATCCAATTTTCTATAGCTTTTTCAGTTACCTGCCAATGCTCTGCTAATTGCGGTTTAGTCAAGAGTTGTTCCATTTATCTCACTCTCCTTTTAATTACTCATATGGCGTAATTTTATTCTAAAAAAGTATCATCTAAAGATATATCTAATACTTTAGCAATAGATACCATAACTGGTACACTTGGTTTTTTTCTTCCTTTTTCTATATCACATACTAATGATGTACTTTTCCCTATTGCCTCAGCTAACCCAGTTTGAGATATATTTTTATTCTTTCTCGCTTTAATTACAGCATCTTTAAATTGTTCTTTTACTAGTTCATCCATATAATTAATCACCTCTTTTTTGTTATTCTTTTTACGCTTCATGAGTAAATTATAATACGCATATAGCATAATTACAATCTTTAAATATTACGCTATAAGCCTAAAATCTAAGATTACGAAAGATATTCTTACTCTATCAGCGTATATCTAATTATTTCGTCGATTTACGCTTATTGTGAATATTTACACTAAAAGCGTAAAACAATATAATAAGAATATACTTTAATAGGAGGTTAGTAGAATGAAATTATCTGCTAAGTTAAGAGAACTTAGGACTAAAAATAATTTGACATTAAAAGAATTGTCCGCAAAAAGCGGTATTTCAGTGTCCTTTATATCTGATATAGAAAACGGAAGGCGTAATCCAAGTATAGAAACTTTAAAAACATTAGCTGATGCCCTTGGTGTCTCAGCTGATGAATTTTTAAAAGATAGTTCCAACAATACAAAATCCGAAAATACAAAACCAGAATTAAATAAAAAGGATTTAAAAGATATATCAAAAGATGTAGATTCCATAATGAAGAAGTTAAACAATGGTGAAGCTGGACCAACTTATTACAATGACATAGAGATGAAGGAAGAAGATAAGGAATTGTTTAGAAGCGCCCTTGAGTTAGCTTTGAAAACTATAAAAGTAAAAAATAAAGAAACTTATACTCCTAAAAAATATAAGAAATAATAAAAGGGGATGTGGGGTATGCATGATAGAATAAAAACAATAGTTAAGGCTCTTATAAGAAAATATAAGACAAACAATGTGTATGAACTAGCTGATTATTTGGGAATTATTTTAATAATATCTCCATTAGGCGGCACATGTGCGGGTTCTTATATGTACATAAACAGACGTAGAACTGTATTCTTAAACTCTGTTCTAAGTGAACACGAAAGAATACTTGTATTAGCACACGAGATAGGACATGCTGTGTTGCATAAAAAAACAAATTGTTATTTTATGAAAAATAAGACTCTCTTTTTGACTTGCAAGATAGAGCGTGAAGCTAATATATTTGCATCTGAATTTTTAATAAGGGATGATATCTTAAATGATTACGAAGGATATACTCTAAATGAAATCGCAAAGTCTGAGAACATATTGCCGGATTTGCTTAAACTAAAATTTAACATGATTTAAGGAGGTGGTACGAATGTAGGTGCTATATATTTTTTAATTTTAATACGAACATTAGTTCTTAAAAGGAGGAGAAAATTTGATGCAATATAACATTTCTTACAGGAAAAAAGATAATAGTTGGCAATACATTATATCTTACAAAGATAACAACGGTAAATGGCATCAAAAAAGTAAGCAAGGATTTAAAGCCACAGATAAGAAAAGAGTTCCGCAAGAAGTTAAGGACGCGGCCATAGATGCTGTAGAACAATTAAAAGAAACCATAAAAAATAATATTAGCACTGAATATGATAAAATAACATTTAAGGAATTCACAGACTTATTCATAAAGCATATAAAGCTTTATAAGGAGCAAAATACAATACTCTTGTATGAAAATACTTTAAAGCATTTTACGCCCTTAAATGATGTTAAATTAGTAGACATAAACTCACTTAATATACAAGAATGTGTAGATGAAATGATTAAGAAAAAATTAAAATACTCTACGATTAATACTTATATGGCTAGAATAAAAGTAATTTTTAAAGCGGCGATTGACCCTTATAAAATAATAACAAAATCTCCGTTAAACAACATTAATATAAAAATAGATAAGAAACCCAGTACCAAAAAAGCTCTAACCAGAGCCGAATTTGAAAAATTAATTTCAAGTACCAGAAATCCCAAATATAAAATAATGTTTATTCTTGCTGGAGCTTGCGGGATGCGTCTCGGTGAAATTTTAGGTTTAACTTGGGACCGTATTGATTTAAAAAAAGGTAGCATAAGAATAGACAGACAGTGGAAAAATATCGGACCACGTAAAACTGGTTTCGGTGAACTTAAAAGTAAAAACTCATACAGGACAATTCCTATATCTAAGAAAACAAAAAAGTACTTACAAGGCTTCAAAAATTCGTATCCCATAAATATTGACAATAGAATTATCGCCTATAAAGAAATTCAAGGATTAAGTTCCTTGTTAAAAAATTATTTAAAAAAAATGGGATTTGACATCAGCATACATGAGCTTAGGCATACTTATGCAACTCTATTAATTGCAGATGGCACTGACTGGCTAACTACAGCCAAATTACTCGGCCATGATGTAGAGCAAACAATGCATACCTATTCTCACGTAACTCAAGATATGATGGATAAGGCCAAAAATATCATAGACAATATTTTTTGACGAATTTTTGACGAATGGCATTTCTATTATACTAAAGCCTTGATATTACAAGGGTTTCACACTTCTATATTGTTTTCTCTTGCAAGTATATTAATGTAGGAATTTTTTATAATAGAACATGATATTAGTCTTAAATAGGGGCTTTCAGCGCATTTTTACAAATTATGTTAAGAATAAAAAACAATAACTAAGAACTGAATTTTTGACGGATTTTTGACGGCAAAAGATTAACTCCAGCTTGAAATTAAGCTGGAGTTTCTACTTATTATTTCATATTGCTATTTTTCTTATTATATAATGCCTTAATAATTTCTCTTACTAAGTTTACTTTATGCGTTGATATTTACTTTGTTTTGGTTTTTCTTAACAAGTCCCATTATTCCCGGTATTATTAAAAGTATTCCTGAAAGAATGTAAAAGTATGATATACATATTATTCCTCCTATAGCCGCAATAGTCATAAATAATCCGCCTAATTTGCCCTTGGTTCTAACAATTACTGCTCCTACAATACCCAACACAGATAATAGTATAGCCCCTATTCCTAAATTAGAGACCGTACTAGCTCCATCTGCACTAAATACAGAAGCTAATCCCCCAATACTCATTGCAGTTATTCCTGCTATAATTCCAAAAATTCCTCCAATAAGTCCTAAGACAAATTCCGCCGTTCTTTTATCTTCCATCAAAATTCCTCCTTAATTGTATATTTTATTATATTGTAACAACTTAGTAACAAGTTGTCCATATTTAGATAAAACCTTTCTAAAATACTATTGACTTTACACTCACGTGCGTGTATAATAGAATTAAAGATAAGGAAAGGGAGATATAGGAAATGGAATTTAAAGGGGAAGTAGTTAAGAAAGCTCATAAATTCACAAGGATGATGACTAAATGGTACAAAAACATAGATTATAGAACTGAGTTTGGAATAATAATGCAGGAGCTTTTAAATGGACATGAATTCGACATAATTAAAACAATAGTTAATGGGCATGGTGTTGGGGAAAAGGAATGGAATAAATATGGAAAGAGCAGAATTTACTATTCTGTATGGGCTGGAAAATACCAGCATCAGTATGGTTATTGGGATATGGATAAAGAAGAATATGTTATTTACAACAAGTATACAAAGCAACACAATCTCTATGATTTAGTTGCTTAATATAAAAAAATATAGGAGGATTTTTTAAATGAATAATATATTTGCTTTTAAAACTACACTTGCAGATTTGGCGGAGAAAACAGGGCTTTCTACAGACACTTTAAGGAGTAGGCTAACTTATAAAAAATTTAACATGGTTGAAGAATTGGATTTTATAAGACTTGGAGAAAGGATGCCTACTCTATTATCTAATGCAGGGGTACAAAAAATATTACAGGACTTAGAACTTAAAAACGGTAGCACCCACTATTTAGAAGCAAATGGCCACCTTGTTTTAAACTGGACAGAAAAAAAACTGAGGGATAGATATAAATACAAAGTTGTTGGCCGCATGGAAAATTTAGAGGAAAATACAATAGAAGAGTATGCTGGGTATGTGGATTTAACCTTAGATGAAACTAATGCTTTCATTTATATAGAAGGGTTAAATGATATAAAAACTGTATTAAATTATTGTAGCATAAATGAAGAAAAACCTATTAAAAAATTCTTTAGACTTATTACAAACCATGAAGCATATTTTCTCCCATGGTGGTTTAAAGAATATACAGAACATACTTACCTTGTAGAAGAATGGGAATGTAGCTTTAAGGAGAACTGGTACAGACAGTATAAGCAGTCGCATACTAAGGAAGAGAGTAAAATTCTTGCTCAATTATTGCTTATAGGCGATTAAAAAAAATAAAGCCCCATCTCTGGGGCAATAATTATTTCTGTGCTGGTTGTGCTACATCTGCCACGTCTTTTCCTTCTGCAAAGGCAGGGGCTAAAATACCACTGCTTTTTACCTCTGCATTTATCTTTCCACAAATAGACTCTCTAAAATGATCCAATTCTCCCTGAGATATTCCTGGAATCTTCTCGGTTAGCAGCTTGTCAAAAGCTTTTCTTTTTTGTTCTCCTGCTACTGGGATGAATTTAAAATCCTGCTCTACTATATAGTAAATATCCTGTGCCAGCTTATAGTCCTTATTGTACTGGTCTACTCCCAGTTGGTTAATTAAAGCCTCTCTTTTTTTCTTTAAATAAGTAACCCCAACCGCAATAAAATAAGAGGCCAAAGCCCCTGCAATGCTTAAAACTCCCTGTGCAATTATGCTTGTTACATTTTCCATAATATATTTACCTCCTATTAAATTTAAAATAATCTCTTAGAGCCGCCTTGACCTTGGTTGTTATTCCAATACACTTCTGGTGCTCCACCCTTGCGAATTGTGATATAGTTTCCCCTGTCGAGATGTATTGACATGTCACCGTCTGCGCGGGCTTCAATATAGAACTTTCCTAGTATCGGGAATATATTGGGGCCAGTTGGAATACTTGCTTCATATTTCGGGGCTGTCTGAGTAGCCACAGGTTGGACAGTATTGGACACTGTTCGCCCTGTAATGCCCTTCACGATAGCAGTAGCCAGTTTCTCAGCGTTGTATTTGCCACAATCACTTTTGTTATCACAAAAGAATGGCTCTATCAAAATAGCTGTCATGTTGGTATGCCTTAGTACGTAGAGCCCGGGTTGACTTTTGGCTCCCCTATTTGTCAATCCTAGAGCTGTAGATATCTCGGATGATACTTTTGCCGCATAAGCTTGGCCCGCTGTACTTGCATATTCGACTTCACAGCCTGTTGCCTTGTCAATTTGAAATGCATTGACATGAAAGCATAAATGCAGCTGTGACCCATAATAATTGGCTTTGTTGACCCTGTAAGCAAGACTCTGTCCAAGTGTAAGTGCCGGACTAGCTGCTGGTGTGCAATCGTAACAAGTATGACCTAATTTTCTTAACTTTTGTATTACAAGTGTCCCATATTCTCTGCAATCATGTTCCTCATTCCTATAGCCGCTTGCCCCTCTGTCTTGCCCGGTACCATGCCCAAAATCATAGGTTATTATCATTTTTCAAAACTTCCCTTCTTATTTTCTTAATTGTTCTAAAGCTTTTAATAATTTCTCTGGTAGTGGAAGCCCACATTTGCCACAGTTTTCTAAAATAGAAATGCCCTCATTTGCTATATAAAAATAACAAACAAGAGTACGGAAAACCCATAATCCATTGCTTAGAAGTCTGTCTAAAAGTACTGCTACTATAAGTACTACTAGAATAGATGCTTTCTTTGCAATACCCCTATATCCTGCTTTGGAGTTTAATCTGTTTTGAACTGCTGCACTCATAAGTCCTGTAATATAATCAATCCCCATAAAATAAAATAAAACTGTTATGGGAGTATCCCACCCACCAAAAATATACGTACACACACCTCCTAACCCTGCCACTATAGTATTAAATAGGTGTTTATTCATGCTTAGCCTCCTAAATTTTTGTATTAAAAAAGGACTTAGAAATTGATCTAAATCCTTGTCCACTTACTTCGCTTTATTATTCTATTATCTCCATATTATTTTCAACTTCTTATGCCTAAGCCTTTTAATTTTATTGGTTACTTCATTATTTTTTATATTTTCAATTATTCTCTTGTAATCTAAAGTAAAATACAAGTATAAATAAAACGGCATAAGATTCATAGAATGCCTAAATACAGAGCCAAAATCAGGTTCAAATAATGCCTGTACCAAAATAAAAGCTGTTGTATAAATTACTATATTAGATACTACTTTATAATTCTCAAATTTATGTTTTAATATTTTAGTATATTTAAAAAGAAGATGAATTGCAAATAATTGTATTGGTACAAAAAATATTCCTCTGCTTGGAGACTTCCATAGTGTTTCTACAGGGAAAACTATTCTAACTAAATTTATAAAATAATTTTCAATATAGTGTAAAAAACTCTTTTCTCCATAACCATATGGTATTATATTTTGTATTATTGTATTTGTTTTATCTGCCAGTTGCCCTTCTAACATTGGTCTAACATTTATTATAGTGTCCAGTATATTGGTTCTACTAAACAAATAATATACAGATAAGAATAATAATGCTACTAAAAAAACTCTTATCTGTCTTTTAGACACTTGTAATAATTTTATAAAATAATAGCTTCCTAGAATTAATACATAATAACTCCTAAATAAATAAGCATAGACTAAAAGCGCAATAATTATATAAATATTTTTATATCTTTTCCCACTCCGCATGCATCTAAATATAACTATGCTAACAAGTAGAGAAAATTGATCTTTGCTCGGCTGTGCTAAAAATATAGCATCAAATATAAAAAATAGTAAAAAACATATAAATTTTTTCTTGTGCACATTAACTTTAAGAGTATAGATCATAAAAGCAAAAATACAAAAATATATAACCTGTGATAATAAAAATAATGTTATAAAATCTACATTTGCTCCCATAAATATAATTTTATATATTCTAGCCATGTTTTCAAATCCATTAGTAGGGACAAAACGAAATAATTCATAGTTCATTATGCTTAAGTATGAATTATACAGTGTATATGCATCTGTAAAAAATTTATGGCTATTTAAATAATCGAAACTTAAAGCTATTATTGCAGTTGAAAATAAAAATTTAAAAATAACTGAACCAATAACTAGATATTGGTATCTAACATCCCTTTTGTACATTTTGTCACCCTCTATTCTAGATAATTATAACAAAATATGTAGAATAGAGGAAGTATAAATTTACGGAGTTTGTCCTTCATCTAATAAATTAGTAGCATCTTTATATTCATCTAAAGTCTTAAGATATTTGTATCCCTGTTTTATAAAATTTTGTGCGGCATCTTCTATATTAGGAATAAAACTATAATTTTTTGTTTGCAATAAATCTCCATTTTTTTTGTTAAAAACACCTAATACCATATTTATATTAAATTTATTTCCTGAATAATTTGTTATTTTTAAATATGCATTTTGAATTGTAATAGATTTTTGTATAGAATTTTCTATCTGATTGCTTATTTTTCCATCATTAAAATTTGTAGTATAAATTATTGGTATATCTATATCTTTTTGCAATCCCATTATAAGACCTCCTATTGTGTAACTATATTTAAGTATCTAAACACACATTTTCCAGTTGCTCCAACTATATGTGCATAAGCTGACAACGTAATTTTTATATGCGTTGTTGAAGTTGGAATTGAATCAAACATAACTCTTGCATCTACATATTGTTTATTATCACTATAAGAAGTTAATTCATTTAATATACTCTCTGAACTATCTAGTAATTGTATTTTTAGTTCAGCTATTATGTTTTGATTAAATGATTTCATGTTTATAGTAGCAAATAATTTGTTTATATTGGATACATTTAAAATTGTAGATACATGAGCTCCTGCACCTGGCAAAGAAGAAGTATTAGCATTTATAGTAATGACCTGTCCCCTTAAATTTTTATTTATTGTATATATTGGAGTGATTCCATTATCATTTGATTGTATAAAATTGTTTATGACGCCGTCGGAATCATCATCTTGTAAATAAAAATTTGCTATATTAAATAATGCATAATCATGCCCATTTATAATTATTTTATTGGGGCAACAAGCATTATTTATATAATCCACGAAATCGGTATTAAAATTAGTATCTGCAAACGTTATATCAACATTATTAAAATATGAATTTTCATCTATTCCTAAAATAAACATATTATCATTAATATATGTTTCCCATAAGCCCGTAAATATTCCAGATATCTTACTTCGTTTTGTATTGATTAGCTTTATTCCATAGCTTTTTACTCCGCTCGTTCCGTTGGTATTTGAAAGTATGCCTTCCGCTAACACATATAAACAATTTTCAAATATAAATCCGTCAAATTTATTTTCCTCTGAAATAAAATTTGTTAAAAGTATACGTATATTAGCTGTTGCACTACCTGTATAAATCCCATAATTATTTCCAAAACTTTTTGAATTTGAAATTTGATTATTACCTGCAGCAATATAAAAACCATAATTATTGTTATTTGCTAAACACATTGCTATCTTATTATCTGTTCCATTTATATAAAATCCATTTCCATTATTTTCTAAGCTAATAACATTGAAAACTCTACATTCTCTTGTATTAAATTGTGGTATACTAAATCCATTTCCGGTACATTCACTAATTTTTATATTTAAAAAATTATCTAAATGATCTATATATTCATTAACAACCGAATTACTAATTATTTGTATACCATCTATAATATTTGTGTTATTATTTTTATTACCCGATATATTCAGATTTCTAATAGAAAACAATTGAACGTTAGGGTTATCCAATTGAATTACGGCAGTTTCTACATTATTTGCTATAGACTTTATTAATGTTGCATCTCCATATCCCATTAGCATAATTCTCGTTTTTAATTTTAATGTAGATACCATATATATCCCGGATGGTATTAATACTATTCCTCCATTTAAATTAGATAAATCATTTATAGCTTTTTGAATAGCTTGTGTATCATCTGCTATGCCATCACCCTTAGCTAAATATCCCGGCCCTTTAACATTTATGCATGTGCTAAAGTTATTCATAATATCAGCCATTTGCGAATCAGTGTTATCCATTCTAAGCCCTATATTATCAAAAGTTCTACTGGTTACACTACTGGTTCTTGCTGCTGTCAATTCCACTACTGTATTTTCGTGTGTTGCAGCATTGTAATCATTTTTTATAGTGTTAAACTCATTGACCCTATTAATTTCTGCTGTGGTTCTATTACTCTCATTTGTCTGTCTAGCAGTTTCATCTTCTTGCCTTGTGGCCTCATTTTGTTGCCTAGTGGCCTCATTTTGTTGCCTAGTGGTCTCTGATGTTTCCCTACTAGATTCTTTTTGATCCATATTTTCTTCATAGTTATTCATTTCTCCAGCAATATCTTCAATTCCGCCTGCAATATTTTCTCTTACATCTTTTCCATAGGTTGCTGTTCTTATTTGTGCTGTCCTTTTACTTACATCAACTGCCACTTGTACCACCTCCAGTATTTATATTCGCGATTTGTTGATCCACATAATTCCTTAAATCCGCAATCTCTGTATTTACATAATCTTCTGTTGCCAATCTATGCTTAATTCCATTAGAATCAACCACCCCAACAATGCCGTTACCGTTGCCATCATCCGCCTCGGCTGTTACTTTAACTACCCCAGAACTATTTTTTAAATTAGCAACTCCAAAATCCCCATTCTTTGCAATACCAAGTTCCACTCTTGGATTATTTTCACTATCATTATAAAGAATTAAAGTACCCCCATTATTATCGGAAGTACCATTTTCACTACCTGCTTTTACATTTAGATTGCCGTCATTGTCATATATCTCAAATAATCCTCCGTTAGAATTAGTAGTATTTTGTATTATTGTTTTCCCATTTTTAGTGATTTTCTGTATACCATCCATAGTAAGAGTGCTATTTGCAATATCCACAAAGAACATCTTTAAATTTCTAACCACATCCTCTATGGAAATACCCTCTGTGGCATTCAGAGTTGTTACAAACTTTCCATCTCCACTTACAATACGTATGCCAAAACTATCTCCCACCTGTACCCCATTATGAACACTGTTATTACTTATAGCATTATTGGCATTAGAAGCTATTATATCTTGTATAGTAGTAGGAATGTTGCTGACAGTTAGTTTTGGGTTATATATCTGTGTAAGGTCAGCATCTACTGCAACTATAGTAAGCACATCATCTATACCCATTATTGGATTTATAATATGCAATTTTAAACCTTTTTTAAATTCATCTGCTTTAATATTGGTCAAAGTGCTCAAGTCAATGGCATTAATTTCAAGTGTAAGTTTTGGTTGTGTATAATTAGTTATATCTTCTATGCACCTGTTTTTAAGCTCCGCAGGGTCTGTTATATCACTATATTGTATAGGTTTCTCAATCACTCCATAAAGACCTTTAGCCATTAAATCTTCTATATAATCAGTTCCACCATTTACACTGGAAATATTTAAGTTATTTGCTCCTAAAGGAATAATTCTAGTGGCAATACCAGTAGGGTCATAAGTTTTAACCATTTCCTTCATATTTTCGCCTAGACGTACATCAACAATTGTGCTGGATAAATTTTGTAAACAATCTAAATATAATAGCCCATCTGTTTCTCTAACCTGCAAATGGCACTCTATACCTTCTAACATATTCAAAATTGCATTTAAAGTAGGCTCGTACTTACACGTATATGCTATACTTCCAGTTACATCTACATTTCCTAAGTATATCTTTTTGTCATCATCTACGGTATTATTATGCTTATCTAAAATATTAGATAATGCACTACCTATATCAGAGGTCAAGTATGTTTCTGCTCTTGTAGAACTGTCTAAAAGATATGCTAATGCACTTTCATAGCTAACATCTTTATAAAATCCATTGCTATCCATCTTCTCTGGGGCTTTTAAAAGCCTCCCTGTGAATCTAATGCTATTGTCCCGGGTATCTATTACCTTTGCTTTAGTTTTAAATTCTTTTAAAAGATTATATCCTGGATTATTTATTGCAATAGAAAAAGAGAGGGTATCAATATCATTATCCTTCTCTTGTAAATTCATAGTATTTAAATGTGGTGCTTCTTTATCTGGCACTGGATAATGTATAATTGTTTCAGTTTCATTATTGTAAATACATACTTTATACATCACAAACTCTCCCATCTGAATAATATTTTCACTGTGCCATTACCAACAAAAATCAATTCATTCTTACCATTTTGTAACTTTAATCTCCAGGGTTTATTATCTCCTGCAACTAAATTATAGGTTTTACCACCATAGATTAAAGTCATAGAAGAACTACAATTTATTACTGGTGTTATCATCCTCCCATTGTTATACATAACTACTGTTGTCTCTCCATCTATAGTAAATTCATTTGTATACTGCGTATAATCCGTAAGGAAGCAGAATGTATCCCAAATATCATCACCCATATAAGAAGTAGAATATTTAAAAGGGTCACATACAAAATCTACAGTTAGCAATCCGAATCTTAAAAATTTCTCCCAGTCCGGAGCATCTTGTACTTCGGCCATAAAATAAAATTCCGGCATAGAATCAAATTGCAATTTTTGTTTGCCAGAATCCATTAACCATTCTAAAGCCTGGCTATATATTATGTGTAATTCTTCCACGTTATAGGCTATTATCCTAAGGGTAACTGTTACTGTTCTAGTATCATACATCTGTTCGCCATTACTACCTACAGTGCTAAAGTCATATATTCCGTGCATAAAGGGAACACTATCCGTTATTTTTTTCTTGCTAGGGGCATTTATAGTTTTACTTTCTGCATATAAACCCATGTCTTTTAGGCTATGATTGCTATTAAAAGTAATACCATACATAAAACTACCTCCTCCCTAAAGCTACTCTGTTTTTCATAACTTGCATACTTCCTTGCAATTTGTTTATATCATCTACTATAAATTCTGCTAAAACCTGACTGTTAGGTAACATTAGCTGGATTATTGCGGGTTTAGAGTTTATTGCATTAGGGTTAGATGCTGTAGCATTTAAGGAACCTTGCGTAACTGTGGGGTTTACATTGGGATTTATATTCATATTCATGTCACTTGCTAGACTTCTTACTGCATTAGCCACAAGACTTCTATTTGCATTTATGCCACTTGCTAACCCTTTCATAAAATCGGGCATCCAGGATTCATAATCTGTTAATGGTCCAACATCTGGCACAGAGAAATGTAAATAGCTTCTAATCTTTTCTGCTACACCACTTACGGCATCACCAACTGCTCCTATCATGGATTTTATACCATTAATAAGTCCTTGTATCATGTCTTTGCCCCAGCTAAAAAACTGAGAAGGCATGGAAGCTAGAAAACTTATAGCACTATTAAAACCGCTTCTTATAGTTCCTCCTAGAGTAGATAAAACACTAGAAATTGCACTTTTCATTGCATTAAACATTGCACTTCCAAGACTTGCGAGGGTACCCGGAAGACTTCTAAAGAAATTTAGTATTCCACTCCATATGCTTTGTATCATACTTATTGTTCCCGTGACTATAGAAGAAATATCACTTTTCATTGCATTAAAGGCACCGCTTGCCAGAGAAACAAGCCCATTCCATAGGCTACTTAAAAAACTTTTTATTCCATTCCATATAGTAGTTATTGCAGTTTTCATTCCATCCCAAGCAGCACTTAATACAGTTGCTATTACCTGTACCGCCCCACTGAATATGGTTTTTATACCTTCCCATATAGCAGAAAAAGCATCTTTTAAATTGTTCCATATCATCTGTGTATCTACACTCAACTGGGTAAAATTAAGCGTTACTAAGTCCAATATTAATAAGATTGCTCCTAAAAATATATTTTTGATGACTTCCCATATTCCAGAAAAAAATGTTTGTATCCCCGTAAATACTGTTGTTATTCCGGGCAATAGCAAATTAAAATAGCTTGTAACTGCGTTTACAATGCCCCCGACAACAGTAGTTATTACACTTACCATTCCACTCCATATTGAAGATACGATACCAACCAAACTGCCCCAAATACTGGTTATTGTAGTAACTATATTAGTTACAATAGTGGTAATAGTTGTCCATATTGATGTCCATATTGCAGATGCATTTGTAGCTATGCTATTCCATATACCCATTATGGAAGTGCCTAAAGATGTAAATATAGCTACTATAGACGCCCATAGATTACTAAAGAAAGTTGTTATAGGTGCCCAGTAAGTTTTTATTAATATTGCCGCGGCAGCTATAGCCATTACAGCGATTCCTATTGGACTTGTTAAAGCTGAAAAAGCTAAACCTACACCCTTTATGATCGTCGATAATCCTGCAATTGCTGGTGTTGCAGCCGCAACTCCTGTTGTAACCACTCCTATAGCTCCAGCAACAGTACCTATAGTGGTAAAAACTCCACCTAGAATTAAAAGTAATGGGCCTAACGCAGCAGCTATCCCCGCTATCACTAAAATAGTTTTTTGAGCTGTTGGAGATAAATTACTAAATGCTGTTGCTAAATCTCCTATTTTATTTGCAATAGCTGTTATAGTAGGAGCCAAAGCACCTTGTATTTGTATGGCTGCTGTCTCTAAGGCTCCGGACATCTGTTCAATGGCCCTTGCGGTTTCACCCATTTGACTTTTTGCTAACCTTGACGCAGATGTTTGATCGTTGGTCGCCTTAGTATATTTTGCTAGCCCAGAAGCGCCCTTGTTCATAAGAATACTAGCAGCTCTTGTAGCGTCAGAACCAAAAATAGTTGCCATGGCTGCTTGTTTTTGCGAATCAGACAATTTACCCATTTTGGACTGTAATTCTTGGGCAATACCAGCAGCGTTTTTCATATGACCATTACTATCCCACACATTAATACCAAGGGATTTCATTTCCCCGGCAGCTGCATCTGTAGGCGCTCCTAATCTTTGCAGCATTGTTTTCAAAGAAGTACCAGCATCACTACCAACAACTCCTGCATCCGCAAATTCGCCTAGGACCGCAGTAGTATCTTGTATACTCCACCCTACTAAATGTGCTTGCGCCGCGCACTGCGCTAACCCTTCTGTAAGAGGCTCAACATCTGTACTGGATGCCGCTGCCGCTCCAGCAAGTGCATTAACTGCCTGCGAAGATTGTGAAGCCGAAAGTCCAAAAGCACCCATTGCTTGAACAACAGTGTTTGCGGCAGTACCTAAATCCATTCCAGAAGATGCCGCCAAATCCATAGTAGCCTTTAATGAACCACCTTTTATTTGTGCCTCGGTTAAACCGCCTTTTGCAAGTTCAGTTATTGCATTTCCTGCTTCTGTTGCGGAAAATTGAGTGTCTTGACCTGTTTTTAATGCTAAATCTCTCAAGCTTCCCATCTGTGCCATGGGTTTATCCAATGCACCTGCTGCCTGGCTCATGGAAGTTTCAAAATCATTTCCGACTTTTACAGCTGCCGCAGCGACACCAGCAATTGGGAGAGTGAGACTCATGCTCATGCTTTTGCCTAAATCACTGGCAGTTTTTCCAGCACTGTTCAATTTTTTGCTTGCTGCATTTGCTTTTTCTCCGAAAGATTGAAGTTCTGGACCTGTACTTTTTAATTGTCCTTCTAAGTTCTTTAATTTACTTTGGGTTATGTCTATTTCTCTCTGGAAAGCCCTATACTGCCCTTCACTTATTTTGCCAGATGCAAATTGCTGGTTGACCTGTTCTTCCACACTTTTTAATTGATTTAACTTTTGCCTGGTAGTTTCAATGGACTTGCCAAGTAATTCCTGCTTTTGTGCAAGTAAAGTTGTACTAGAAGGATCGAATTTCAAGGCCTTATTAACCTGTCTTAACTCACTTTGAATTGACCTGCTCTGTTTATTTACATCACTTAAAGCCTTTCCTAATCCTGTAGTCTCAGCTCCTATAACGACGTTAATCCCTCGTATTGTCTCGGCCATATATTCTCACCCCCTAGTCATAAAACTTGTCTATATCGGCTTGTGTTGCCCTTCTTCTAGCTTTCTTTTTGTTTTTCTTGGTATCAAAAGTATCACCATATTTCTTGGAGAACTTAAAAAAGTCCTTAACCCTGAATAAGTTTAATTCTTCAAAACTTAAATGTTCCCTTTTTGCCATGGCCATAATTACAAAATCAATATTTTCATCTAACGGCTCATCATCACTTTGTTGGTTTTGGGAATTTTGCTCCGGCTCCATGAAAAAACCCGTCTGTGGCTTCCTCCATTACAGCCACAAGAAAATCCTGGTCAGTAAAGTCTACATTTTCAAATCCGGATAACCATGTTTCAAAAGACGGAAAAGATTTTTTATCATTAAATTGTTCAGCTTTTGCCATAGCCCAGGTCATTTGAAGTACCGATAACAAATCTATTTTAGAAATATCATCCTTGACCTTTTCAAAACTTACTATGGCACCAATTAAATCACTTTTAAATTCCTGCTTATAAAATAAAAGAGCCAATGGCGTGGCCCTTATTTTTACTTCTTTATCACCTAGTTTTATTTCTCTCATTTAAATACCTCCTTAAGGTGCTGTAACTGTTACTGTACAAGTTGCTATTTTACTAGTGTCACCATGTGCAGTAGCTACTACAGTTGCAGTTCCTTCTGCAATTCCTGTTATTTTTCCAGTAGAATCAACTGTAACCTTTGTTGTGTCAGAAGATAACCAATTAATGACTTGGTCCGTTGCATTTGCTGGTGCTATCGTGGCAACCAATGTTTCATCCGCACCTACAGCAAGAGAAGTTTCTGTTTTATTCAAAGTTATGCCAGTTACTGGAACAGTCACAAAGTCAGGAAGCAGGACTGCATCAAAGAAACTATTAAATTTCTCTGCGTTTGTATCATTCAGCTCAATCTTACCTTTTACAACTTGTTTGCCACTAATTTCAATAGGTGTCATTGTAAGCGCTACCGTCTTAGTATCCGGGTCAGTACTGTCACTTTTGCTATTTAAATCTCCTGTAGGTCTGCCAGAAGTAACACGATAATAAATAAATTTTCTTTGTTTAGCATCTCCGGTTATTTCACCCATAAGCGCAAAATCTTTTTTTACCGCATCTGCAACTTCAACTAACATTCCATTTGCATCTCTTAGATATCCAAGAACATCAATTTTAAAATCATCTGGTACGTCAGCAGCCTCAAAATCTCCGCTATATCCGTTATTAGAATCTACTACATAGTAAGCAATATCATCCGCATAAAATACGTTCTGGTCTCCTTCCACATCTGGAGACAAACTTACGGCCCCAGGATAAGGCTTGGGTGTTCCATAAATAGGATTACCCTGTTCATCTTTGCCAGTTATAACTGCATAATGTGTATTCTTTAATCCAAAAGTCACTTTGTTATCACTCATTATTCTTTATCCTCCTTATCAGTTAATTCTTTTATCCTGTTTCTAATTTTGTGTTTTACATCAACAGGAACCCTGCCATCTTCCAAAATGTCTTGTACTATTTTTATAAATTCCTTGAAAATATCTGTATCTTTCAAGGAAACTTCTACAGACAAGTCCTTTGCCATTTCATCAACTCCCTATTAATCGAATTTCATAAATCACCTGGTACATTTTTTCAGTATCCAGATATGCTTCAATTTTAGAATAAGGAAGCTCTAGTTCTTTTAATTTATTTTGAACTAGAGCCTCACTCTGTAAATCTTTTTTAGTTGTATATAGTTCTACCTGAAAATTACTTATCTCTTTATAATTTATATTGTCCGCTATAAAATCAGAAGAGTAAGCAAATAAATATACAATATATGGCGGTGTGGGTACTGGATTTTTTTCAGTACCTTCAAAGTGATGATATGCTACAGGAAAACCAATACTTTTTAACGACTGATACAATTCAATCTGTGTCATTACAATTAGCCCTTAAAAAAGAATTATGTCTTTGAAAATTTCTTTCCAATTCCTTAATAGAGTGAGTTTCAAGGTATTGTTCCCTGTAGAGCATTATATCTCCATTGCATAATGGTCTAAAATATTTAAATCTTGAAACTTCATCATTTGAAATACCAAATTCAGCTATTTTATTTTTGACTTCTTCAGGGGTAATTTCTTTATACCCAACTTTTTTCATCCAAGTTAATTTTTCTTGAGAAATCATTTTTAACCTCCATTCCTTATAATCTTTTTAATATCATCCGGTAATCTAGCCCCAAATTTATTATAGGCAGGTCTTAAATGCGGTATAGCATCAACCCGACCACCATTCACTTTGGCATGACCGAATTCCAGAAGATGCACACGCCTATAATCTTTTTTATTCCAGATTATTCTCTTAACCTTATCCCTGTAACCTTGCTTAGTTTTCTTAAATCCTTTAGCATATTTACCTGTTCTTTTAGGAGCAAGGTTTATAGTTTCTTCCAGTACTTCATCCGCTACACTGTCAACTTTTTTTTCAATGGAATTGCTAACATCATCCGTATATTGTTTTATCAAATCCACCATTTCGTCAGCAAATTGATCTACTTTCACATTTTTAGCCATTACTTCTCTTCACCTCACATGTGAGCTCCAGAGTTTCAAAATCTACTTCATAGGTTTTCATTACTGTGTATCTTTTGCCCTCAAATTCAACTTCTGTTTCACCATTGTATTCATAAGCATGTATCTCAAATACAATAACTGGCTTCAAATCATTTGCGGCAGCATCATAAAATTCAGTTCTGCCTATGGATTTTTTCCCACATAAAATAGATATTTTTTTCTCTATAGGTATTTGATTACCTACTTCGTCATAATCAACATCTTTTTGAATCAAGATTAACTCATAATCATATGTCATAAAATCACCTGCCGTTATGAATCATTAAATTATGAAGTCTGTATTGTAAATATCGTGGCATAGCCCCACCAACACTTCCAGATTGATATTTCATAATATCAACAGTGGATTTGTTCTGGTACATCCAAGTAGCGTAATCAACACAAAAAAGAAGATGGTTGGCATTGTCAGGTTCTAAAGCAATACCTTTTTCATCTTCTAACTCTTTCACTACTGCATCTGCAATAGCTGTTATATAAATATCTCTAACAGTAGAGGTTATCCCTAGCCTTGCTTTTATTAAAGATACTATATTTGCTGTGTCCATTTTTATTCACCTTTTGTAACCGTTACAGTATACGTCTTAGCCGTAGATGCTCCATAAGACACAGTAACTTCAACTGTATTTGCTCCTGTATTCCAAGTAGCGGAACTACCATTTGCTATAGGTGTGTTATTAACTTTAATTACTATTGTAGAATTAGATTTAACGGGTACAGCAGTAATTACATTAGTAGCATTAGTAGTTGTAGCTTCATAAGTTCCTGTTGCTGGATCAAATGCAGGTGACAATTCAAGTGAACCTATTGCTAAATTCGCAAGGTGCGCATCTGCTGGATTAGCTGTATCAGGTGCAAATGCAACTACCGTTGTAGGATCTACATTTTCTATATTCAAAATAACAAATCCTTGTCCAAAAACTGGAGCGCCATCATATCTAGCAGTACCTTTAAATACTGTTTGATCTTCTATAAATCTAACTTGGTCAGATGCTGCCAATTGTCCTCCTGCTCTTTCAGCCAACACATATAAGGAACCATACCCGCCGATTATATCTCCATCAGGTATAAATGGTAATTCTATAATACTTCCACCCTCAACAGGCATAGTACCCATTTGTCCTGCTACAATAGCACCTGCGGCATTAAAAGTAATAGATTTAGACATTAACTGCATTCTTGTAGAACGGTTCATTGCCCAAAAGGTCCCTCCATTACTATAGTTAGGTTGTGCCTTACCCAAATTCAACATAAGCTGTGCGAAAAATTCCTGTGGTTCAAGTCCACTTGGATTAATCTTAATAAGATTTGAAGTATGGAGATCAATCCAATCTGGTGCATGTACACCCCAATCTCCAGGCTTCGTTGCCTGCGCTAATCTAGTAGCAATTCCAAGAGGCATTTTTGAGCCTGTTCCGTATAATATTGCCTTATCAAGTGCAAGCCCTATAGCCTGCGCAAGTGCATCCATAATTTCATTAGCAAGGCTTAAATCACTATCCTCAAGTATGGAATTACAGATAGGGATAAATCCACCAACTTTATAACCCTCAAGCTCAATTTGATTAAAGTTTATGGACAATTCATTCAGAGATGCACACATTTCTGTCCATATCCCTTCTGGAACTGTTCCTGCTATATTCTGCCTTGCTCTACCGGTAAGAGGTCTTACATTTACTACACTTATTAATTTGCTGTATCTATAAAGATTATCTCTTAAAAGTTCTAACATAACTTCTGGAATAGTTAAATCAGCACCACTTACAGCTCTTTTTTCTCCTATCAAACCCTTAGTTCTTGTCAAAAAGTCTTTTACATCTTCTCTTTCAATAAGAGAAGATACTTTTTCCCTAGTCATACCATTAAAAAATTTACCCCTCATTTTCAAGCCTCCTTCATTGCTTACTATAGTTTTACTTCTTTTGCCTCCTATAGGAGTTGGTTCTGGATTATTTTTAGGTTCGTTGCTATTCAATTCATCAAGTTCTCCCTCAAGGTCAGCAATTTCACCTTCAAGTTTTCCTTTCTTTTCATCAAAATCAGCCTTATCTTTGTCAAGCTTATCAGTTTCTTCTTCTACTGCTGCAATTTCTTCATCTGTCTTAGCTTCCTCTATAGATTTTTCTAAATCAGAAGCCCTTTTATCCAAATCATGACCTGTTTTTAAAAGCTCTGTCAAGTTTGCTTTTCTCTGTTCTATTTTCTTACTTAACATCAGTTGTCTTATTGCCATAATCTTTCAACCTCTCCTTCAATTTTTTCTTTCTAACATCAAGTTGTCTTTGTTTATATTGCTCGGCTTGTTTGCTTCTGGCTTGTATATCAGTTTGGGGATATGCTGGAAATACGCAAACTGATACTTCTATAGTGTCGGCATCTTTAACTCTAAATTTTACACTGCCATCATCCCTATACTGTGTATCTTCCTCAGCAGGGTTAAATCCAAAACTGCACCCCGATATATCACCTCTCTGTACTCTTGCATAAATATCCATAGCCTGTTTATCGTTAGAATTTATTTTTACACTACCAAATAGCCCTTTTGAATCTGTTCTTAATTGCAAGGTATTATTGGCCATTCTGCCAAGCACAAGCGACGTGTCATGATTAAAAAGACAACGTATATCATTATTCTTTAAACTATTATCAAAAGCAGTTGGAGCTAATTCTTCATATACTCCTCTGCATAACTCAGTTTCTTGATTAAATACTGCAAAATACCCCTCAATATATTTATCTCCATTATCTTCTACATCTCTTGTCTTAAGGTTACTATTAAAATACATTGCTCTATGGTCCATTTTCCCACCCCCTTTTATTAAAAAATGGTAGAAATATCAATCTACCATTTTTTCTTATGCTCATCTGATATTTTTCTGCCTTTTAATTTCTCACTTAAATTTTTCTTTTCTTTTTCAGTATGCTTTCTACCTTTATTCCAACTGATTTTAGGCCTGGGGCGGTTATGCATCTTCATTATAAATATTGGGTCTTTCCATAATTTCTTTAAGGCTTGCGATTTTCTGATTTTTTCTTCCTTAGTGTTTTTTCTCCCGCTGTTAGCCTTAGAAATTTTTATTTTAGTTTGTTCTGACAATTTTCTTCCTGGACTTCCATCTCCCCCTTGAGTTATATTGTACCCACTATCAACTGTGTCATATAATGAAATATAATATACTTCTCTGTTATTTAATAAATTTTCAGCGCAACTTTCCAAGGCAATAAAGCTAAAATTCTTTTCACCATATTTATTAAATGCATTTTGTAATTTCGGGTTAAAATGCCTATTAGTTCTTAATGTCCACAAATGAAAACTCCATCTTTTTTTAATATCCTTTGACTGTCCTATATACATTTTACCGTTAACGATATTTTTTATTGCATATATGCCACTATTCATATTCCTCACTCCTTTATTTATATTATACCACTATGATACCACTTTGACAACATTTTAATACCATGTTATCATATAAAAAAGGAGTGATTTATATGACGGTAAGTGATAAAAATACTAGGACTAATATAACTTTTTCAAAAGAATTAAAAAAACGTCTTGAGGAATTAGCAAAACAAGAAAACAGAAGCTTTAACAACATGGTTATTACCATATTAGAAAGCTATTTGAAGTCTATTAAAAAATAGGCTTTATTTTTTATCCATTACCTTCGTCACCACCATTTCCTTTTAACTTTTTCTGTTCCCCTATCATACCTGCCGGTATATAGTTTTCCAGGATAACTCTTTCATCAAGACCCTCAAGTGGAGACATGCCAAGCCAGTCACGTACTTCATTACCAAGCATCACACCTCTAACATATAGGTCTGCCCCTACACTCTCAAGTTCTTTAATATCATAAGCATATAAGCTCCTGGAGTTAAATTTAAAATACAAGTCAGGACTATAAAGTAACCCTTTTGTTAAAACCTGTTCTATCCCTTTAGCCATAGGAAGAATCGTTGAATTAATAAAAGCATTGTATTCTTCTTTGTTAAAAGAACCAACGCCAACAAAAAAAGCAGGTACACCAAATATCCCTGCTACTGTCTTTTTATCTATTTCTACGGCATCATTTATAGCTAAATCATTAAGACTTAGAGGCTTTACTGTATCAACTTTAATCAAGTCCGCCGGGATAATCCAGGGCCTACCTCCTTCGGTTTCATCAATATACTTATTAAGTACCTTTTCTCTACCATCTTTACTTGCGATTTCTTCGGTTTCTGCATCTACAGAAACAATAATATTAGGCCTCCACTTATCGGACATAAAACTTTTTTTAGTAGCTGTAGCTTGCTTTAAGTTATTAACTATATCCTTCAAGGCTACTCTATAGCCTTGCCCTATCCATGGCCTGTTTGGGTCCGGATTAATAATAAAATGCAGAACTTCATCATAATTATAAGGTTTGCCATTATAAAGAACCTTATACCCTGTATCTGTATCCATAAAACTCACAAGAGAAGGTTTTAAGGGTATAAGCTCACCAATATAGCCATCTTCCATTTTAGGATATACAACACAGTTTCCTTTACCATTTAAAAGCATTGTGTAAACAATATTATACATCCATGTTTTTCTGGTCATAAGGCTGTATGGATTTATGTCAATTTTTCTGGACAGTTCATTTTGTATCCTTACATCTCCATTTTCTTTGTCCTGCATTAAATATATTGTCATGGAGGATATTAGGTCAGCTATTTTTCCAACACAAATTTGAACTTCCGGATTATCTGCAAGTCTTGTATATCCCGGAACACATAAGGTACTATATGCATCATCAGATAAAAGCCAACCAATTTCACTTCTTTTTTGTTTTGGCTCTGCTCTAGTTCTTTTTCTCTTACCCCAGTTAAATATTGCCATAGTCTACCTCCTATCCTTTCAACCACTTTTCAGCAGAACTCTTTTTCTCCAAATTCTCAAGCATCCTTATGCATGCAAAAACAGAGGCATCAAAAATATCTATCCTCTGTGTTGGTTCTACTTTTTCATACTGTATCATATCATCAGTCTTTTCTATAGCATGTACATTCTGAACACAGTACTCAAAAGCTTCACTGTGCAAGTAATACAAATCTCCATCTTTTGCCTTAGCCTCTATATGTCTAAATCCTTCGGACTTTTTATAAAAATACTGTGGCTGATCAATTATTCTAAATCCTGCTTTCTTCATACCTATAAAATATTCTCTACAAAATTTTCTATCATGGCCAACTTGTTTTATTTTAAATCCTGCTTTACGCATTTTAATAAACCAATTAACAATATCAGCATAATTTACAGTAGGATTGTTACACATATCAAGCCATCCATCATCTTTCCAGCCAAAGAGTGGAATACCATCTTCATCTGCTTTTCTTGCAGCCATTACAACAGGAAACCACGCATGAGGAATTATTATATCTACATTGTGCATATCCCCTTCTTCGTCTTTATAGGCGTTATAATATGTGCCATATAGCACAGCTGCGGTTAAATCATAGAGTTTCGATAAATCCGCACCACCAAACCAATTAATAGGCAGTTTTAGTAATTCTTTTATTGTCCAATTAAATTTCCTATCGGAACGTCTAAATTCATCTATATTAAAATATGCTTTCATGGAAGTTGTATAGACATTCAAGGATTTTGCTAGAAAGTCTTTCCTCTGCTGTGGATCGTTCTGGGCCTGCATAGCATCATTCATTATATCCTCTGGCCTTATGGAGACACCATAAGCAGGGTTAGCCATCTCATGCACTTTAGGGTCTGTATAATCAACTTCTCCCGTTTCAGGGTCTTCGTCAGCCTTGCATATAAAAACAAAGTAGGCTTCATCCTTTACAGTGCCATCAAGTATCTTTTTACAATACTGAAGCCTCTTATAACAAAAACTGTTCATATCATCCCCCGCCGTGGTTATTCCTATCATCAATTTATTCGTATAGGCTTTCATGGCTTCCTTGATAATGTTATATTGCTTCGGTGTCTTATATGCATGTAGCTCGTCGGCTATGGCCGTATTGCAATTCAAGGAATCTTGTCTATCTGGGTTTGCCGCGAGCGCTTGAATATATAATGAACCATCCTCAAATTCACCCTGTATGCTGTGTTCCTGGTTATTGTCGATAACACGAAAATTTTCTTTCTCACCCATCTGATCCAAATTGAAATTTATAAAATTAAAACTCTCAAGAGATTGTTTTAAGGCAGCGGCAACGATATAAATCTTACTTCCACTCTTTCTCTGTAGTAAACCAAGTGCCCAGGATAAGGCAGCGGCAAAACTTGTTTTTATATTTTTTCTGGGTATAAAAATAAACGCCTCTTTGAAGCGCCTTATCTTCGTACCCTTGTAATAGAATCCTAAAAGATTATATACTTGGAACTTATGGAACGGCTCCAGCAAAAACGGTGTCCCTCTTAATGGAGTACCATCTAGTTTTTCACCCTGAGCATGGACAAAAGTTTTTTCAATAATGCCGATAACAAACTCTGCATCATGTGGATTAAATTCATAAGCTGGGTTTTCTAAATCCTTGAGAAATCTCTGGCAGCCCTGAATTTGTTCCTTACAAGCTATCTTCCTACCTTCAACGATACTGTTAACATACTCCATTACAGTATCATAATTTTTATATTTCATTTCATACCACTCAAAGCATCTGCTAATTTAGATTGTTTCTTTCCAGTGCCACCAGTAGAATTATTAGCTTTAGGATTTAATTGCAGTTTATCAGAGTAAGAAGCTATGTCTTTTCGTAGACTTTCCATAGCTGTGTAAAGGGGGACTTTTCTTTCATTTGTTGCTCCTGCTTTATTAGTATACTGTTCAGTTATCTTGTAGTCACTTTCTTCAAATTGCTGTTCAAACATTTGATACTGCCAGAGCATACCAGCATAAATTTTTATTATTTTATCGTATTCTTTTTTATAGGTACCAAGCTTCTTCATTTCTCTTTTAACTTCATTTTCCATAGCTCTTTTTGTCTTTGCCACTCTAACACCCCCTTGCTAAAAAAATTGCTCCTGTCTCTTATACACATCTGACGCTGCCGACGATATGCAGTGTGTAGA